TCAAACTTTTCCTTATCTACTTTTCGGGGACGTGAGCCTTTACCCCCATGCGTTGCCTCACTCATACGCCTTGTTTCTCCATTGCTTTAATCATAATATCTAGGTAGTCCCTGCCGCCCTCTCGTACTGCTTTCTGTATAGCTTCCTGTTTAGCCTTACCCTTAGTGTAAACACTATGATCATCTGTATACCAATAGGTAAAGTCTTGCTTTCTACACATATCTTCAAATTCCTTTAGTGTTGGGAGGCTCATGTCCAGTTCTCCTCTAATTTGATTTCTGTCATCTCGTTACCATGAAACTGGTTGTAGTCATTACACTGGTGCGCTACTACTTTCCATTCCTCGTCTTGCTCTTGGTAGTAGACAAGCACCTCTATTTCACTGTTCCAATTAAACTTGTATTCACAATCACCTAAGACATCGCTTCTAGTCTTCCCTGCAATTGAGATACCCGCGAAGATACCCTGTACAAACTCTCTGATCAAGAGCATCTTTTTTCTGTTAATCCACATCTTTAAATTCCTCGTAGTGTACCTCTTCTTCTGATGGGTAATGTACTAACTCAAACCCTGCGTAGCCTGTGCCATCGTCATTGAGCCTGAGCACAATGTCATAGTCCAATAGCTGTTTGATTACATTGCCATCATTATCTTTTAGCTCTATTTGTATGTGTTGATCTTCTAATTGATGATCCATGTTGCACCTCTATAAGTTAGTCACTAATTGTGTCACACCACGAGCCTTCTCAGCTTCGAGGTAGTCTAGCCAATGGTAGCTAGGGTCTTGATCGTCATCTTCCATGTCCCACAACCTTGAGCGTTCCTTGCGAATGGCTGTGTTTATATCTTCGAACTGTGCTTCTACTACTGGGTTAGCTGTTAGCATTGAAATACTCCGTTAGTGTAGATAAAAAACATTATAACCGATACTGTCAACCATTGCCAAGTGTTCATAATTACCTCGCTAGTAAATTAAATAATAAGTTGCTACGCAGTGTTTTAAGGTCTGCCTTCCCGATAGAGTGCAACTCGTGCAACTCTATGCGGAACATTTGGCAAAGTCTCATATCGAGTTCTTTATCAAACATTAGCTGTCTCCTTATTGTATTCGCGCCAGATGCTGATGAACCCTGCATGGTAGCCTTTCTTACTGTCACCATAGACAACCTCAGGCTCTCTACGCTTAATGAATCTAGATGCGATAATATACTGTCTGCGCTTAGTCTTAATCCAGTAGCGGTTAACGTCTTTATCTTCTACTACATACGCGCCAAGTTTCTCCGCTAGTGTAGCAATTAGGTTTACTGCTCGCGCACAAGTACGCGGTGATGCCTTACTGATTAACTTTAACATTGGTATTACCTCTTAGTTATTTGAACGTGAAAAATGTTTATTAATTGGATACTTCTTACAGTGCGCGGTGTAATCTACGTCCCACGCTATACTTACTTCATTGATGCCCCAGTCACTGACAATCTCATCGGGCTCTTGGTCGTAGTCAAAAATGTAACTGAACCCTGCTATATACTCTACCTCATCTTTTAAGTCTGTAGGATTGGTAAAGTATACCACACCTATATCACAGGCTTCAACTGCTTCCACTGCATCGTCAAAACTAGTCCCTACGTAGTCAGTGTAACCCTCGCACTCTACCTCAATAGTGTAGCCTTGGTTCAAGCCCCATTTGATTAGGTGTTGATGTGCCTTTTTCATTTTCGCTGTACCTCGTTAATTTCGTCTATTAAAGCTTTCCATGCCTCTATTGAAAGTTCATCGCGTAGGTGATCTATTGTAAGGTCAATCATTTCGTGAACCCATTCCCACTGCTCACCGCGCGCATCCTTAGAAAATTCTACTGCCTGTAAAACGTGGTGCTTCATTATAGTGCTAGTCATGTTATCGCTCCTCTAGGTCTTCTAAAAATAATATAACATCATCTAAGCACATACCTATTGTAGCCTCTGTGCCATCGTCACTGACTGGTCTTGATTTAGTATAGCCTGACAGTGCCATTTTTACGTCATACAGATTAAATAAAGCATTTTTTAAATTGTCGTTGTTCATGTTATCGCCTCCGTTGGCGTTGTTTGATTTAGTGATACTATGGTCTCACATACTGACCCTGCTGTCTAGCCCTGCTCCTACCCATTCACCGCAGAAAATGCCCCTCTTATCTCAATCGTTAAAACTAACCTCAAAATACTATCATGTTTCAAACGTCAAAATACTATCATGTTGTTGCGAATGATTCTCATTAACATCTGGCGTAGTGGTGCTTACCAAATGCAAATGAGAATCGTTATCATTATCATTTAGGTTTAGGCTGATACAAGTTTAGTCAGTTTGGCTAGATTAGACTGGTTAAAAAAGAACCCGTTTTTACTTTCATCTTTAGCGCGTTCTAGCTTGTTTGAGCCTTTACGCTTTAATACGCCAACACTACCTGCGGCATCTAAAAAGCGCGCATCTGTATCGTCCATATTGATTAAAGGGATTAGATCTAGCTTCTCAGGCATTTTATATTCGCCTTTAGTCTCAGCAGTGTTAACTGCTAGAACAGTCTTAAAACCGCTTTTAATAGCTCTAGCAGTCATTGCCATTGTTTTGGTATTGTTAGCACTACCGCTAAATGTTAGATCATAATTCTTTAGAGTATTCTTTTTAACTCGACTAAAAATCTTGGTGTAATCGTAGAACCTAATAGAAGGGAAATAAGCTATAAAATTACTAAAATCTATATCAGTAGTACCATTTAATCGGACTGCTAATGTATCGCCATAATTAGCATCGTGAACACATATCTCACCGCGTAGAACCTTAAAGAATCTATCGCGCTCTAATAGATAGCATAGCGTGCGTTTGGTGACTGCCTTTTGCGCCTGAGTCATTCCCAATTGCCCGCTAGAAATTAAGCAGTCAGGCTTACAACCAAACAGATCAGCTCCAGCGCATAGCGTTTTGGTTGCTACTTTATCAGCGGGTTGCATGTACAGAATAGCGGTGTTGATCTTGAGCTTTATACCCTTAGAGGTTTTGGTACTACTGTTAACGTTAACTAATGGCGTATTAACTTGGGTTAGATAATGCCAGTTTTTAATTGCCCAAGTTTTAACTGATGGATTGATAGCATCGCTAGATAATAACTGTTTTTTGGTAACTTGTAGTTTCATAGTCTCACCTTGTTAGGTTGTTTAATTAATATAATGAAACCCGCTATTGCTAACGGGTTTGATATATTAACTACGATCAAAGCAGAGATATTCTAGCAATTCATCTAAAGCTATTTGCGTTTGGTCGTGCTCATCGTCCATGTTCATATTGCTATAGTGTTGCAAATCTGCAACGAGTGCCTGAGTTAAACGATAAAGATCGTCGCCGTCGTGCTCCGCTAGATCGAATGTGTTAACGCCAATATGTAGTTTCATGTTGTAGCCTCTTAAGTAGTTAATAATTAGTTTAATGGATACCACTGTTGCCAATGGTATCGATAAATTAACTATTAAAGCTCGTTCGCTACTGGCTCGACTAACTCGTTATACCTCTCAAATTTAGCATCCCTTTTTAAGTCGGCACATTTATTGTTTAGGTCGTACCATGTATTTAATAGCTCTTTTGTCTCGTCATTCGACTGAGCATTTAATAGGTAATCACGCCCCAATAGATTACGCATAACGTCCCAAACTGCCAGTGATTGTTGGCGTTTATTATGCGCCCAGCTGGACTCTAAACTGGTATCGTAATCCTCTATAATTGACGACAATTCTATCTCATTAATTTGGTACTCGAGCGCGTCAATATCTAGTTGCAATTGTTGTTGTTTCAGGTTGTTGTAAATATCGATCTTATTCATTGTCGTTACCTCAAGTTATGTAAATGATAATGATTCGCATTTGCGATTGGGTAGCCCACTGCTTGCCCGTTGATTGGATCTTACCAAATAACGCATATAAATAGTATAGGTAGAGCCTATTGATCGTGACTGGTTTCGCTAATCTAGTCATATTAGGTGATTTTAGCGTGATTTTAAAAATGCAAAATGGCTTGTAATAGGTCTAGTTTGGCGCGTGTTGGACGATCTTTTTATTGATAGCGTGATATGGCTTTTTAGTAATGGCGTTAGGCGTACATTGTGCACCCTTAGCGTTGATTTGTCATAATCAAAAAAACAGATAGAGAGAGACAGAAACACTGTATGAATAACCAGTAGTCACTGTATGAATGTACAGCCTGTATGGATATACAGTAGTAGAGCTGCAAGCAGTGGTTTTTATATCCTCTGTAATATCAGCGGCAGAGCGGCTAGATTCTATTCTGTGGCGTAGGTTGTGGCAAATGATAATGATTCTCATTTACAAACCCGTGATAGATGATAATGATTCTCATTCGCATCCATACGGGGGAACGCCCACTGCCCCACATACGATATACCACCTCAGATTTTTGTAACAAAATTAAGACCCCTTAGACAAAGGTAGCGAAGCCCAGTTAAAGTGCTAAGAGGTCTTAATATATCAATAAGGAGGGGCTGGTGGGGGGTATCCCTAAACCAGTGTTAAAGTATCCTACACTACCTGTACTTATACCATAGGTAATATTCATCACTCTTTAACATCCTTAAACATTCCTAAACATACTTCTATATACTATAGGTATGTAAAGGGGGGGAGGGGGTCTGTATTCCTATAAGGGGCATGACCTTTTAAACCCAGTCATAGCAAGGGATTCTCACTTAGCTTTTTAATGCTTCTTTTAACGCCTTTAACTTGTTCTTTAAGGACAACCAGCTCTTTTTCAATGCCGCTTGTGCTTGGGATACTAAGGCTGCCAACTTTCTCATCCAAGTTATTAATCCTGCCACGCAGTTGTTCAATTTCTTTTCCAATTTTTCCAATGTCATTATCTTCTACCCTTGTTTCTAGTTTAACTAAACGTGACTCTAACGTTGTAGAGTCTACATTTGCTTCCAGTGTTGCCACCTTCTCTTGTAATGTTCCGTATCCAATGGCAGCACCAGCGATTGTACTAGCTAGTCCTACCCATACGGAGAATGTTTTAACGTCCATCATCTTAGCATCATCTCCAAGTTAGGGATTTGTGCATAGTAGTTTTGCATATCACTTTCGACAATCATACTATACTCGTCCCAAGCTACGTTAAGGGCTGTAGGGTTGAGTTCATCAATTGTTATAGTCACTGTATCAAAGAATGCTTGAGTTGTTTGAGTGTCTATTACAAGTTGAGCTATGGTATCAACTATCTGTATGTCTTGTGAGTAGGCTTCAATCATGTTCTTTGTCATGGAAGCTTCAAGCATAGAATCAATACTAGTGTTATACTGCTCTACATCATCTTGCTTAATCTCAACTAAGTCATTTGTAACTGCATACTCTTGTGCGTTTACCACTTGCTCCTGATTACCAGTGGCAATTATCTCTGCTACCTCTGTCACCTGTGCTATATCGCTTGCTGCTTCGATTAGGGACTCTTTAGCGACCTCATAGTCATACTGCTTGTCTTCTATTAAACTGTCTAAGGCTACAGCTGTGACAGCCTCTGGGGTACTATTAGCTAGTCCCTCAGTATAGAACGTATTGAAAGCATCTACTTGGTATTGCTTAAGCTTGTACTGGTCTCCTGTATATTGGTTAAAGATAACAGTGTTGCCTTTCTCCATAGACTCTTGAGTCATTTGCGTAAACTCTGACAAGCCTTTATCGATAGTGTTATCAATGTCGTTTATACTTTCCTGCAATGAGCTTGGGATGTACAGACCGCCCGCTCTTGCTTCGTTTGATAACAGGAGCATCAGGGACAATATCAGGGTTGTCTTTATAATATTTAGTTGCTTTATCACCGATTAGTCCTCCTATCGGGCATGGGGTTTTTGCGTTTAACATCGCATGAAATACTCTAGGGTCATTACATAGTACACTGGTAGCAGCAACTTTTAAGCCGAGGTGTTCTAACTGTCTAGATAGCTTAAGCAGCTCACAGGTTTCATCTCTTGTAGAAGAACCGTAAGATAAGCCTATCTGTAAAGTCTGAACCCCTCTCCCATTCGATACAACACAAATATCTTGGTTGTAAACTGGGGCAGCTGCGCCTACTGCTGTGGGTACTGGTGTACCTTCTTGACTTACTACAGTGCTGGTTGTTGTGGTAATAGTCTCTGCTTGTGTGTTGTTACTAAAGTCACCCTGCTCTGCATCATTAGCCAGCACAGGGGAACTTAAGAACACAAGCATTATTAGTTTTTTTAAATCCATGTGTTAGCTCTTTGGGGTGAGTTTACATTATAACCGTTAACAAACTTATCTATCTCGTCCATCAATAGCTTATTCTTTCTGTCTTGCATCTCTTCTTCTACATCAGCAGCCATCTGTTCTACCCAATACGCTACACCCATCGCTAGTGCATCTAATCTATCGTCATGCGCTAGTGATCCCCTATCCTTTGTTATACGAGTCATCTGGTACGTTAACATATACCTCTGAGCCTTCTCAGGGGGATGGTGTTGAACGCTGTCAAAGTCCTTTTGGATAACCCTAGGATCGAATACGAGCTTGTGCTGGTTCATTACAGGCTCTAGTGTATCAATAATACGTAGTTCTTTCTGCTTACTGTGTCGTACTTCCTCAGTAGTAACTGGATATATCTTTTTCAAGAAAGGTTTCAGTAGTTCTGTAAACATACCGTCACCAAAGTTACTCTCCACCAGTACAGCGTTTACTTTATGTTCCTTCGCTATGTTACATAACTTCGTTAGCGTAGTTTCATCGTAACCACCTTGAATACCTGAACAGTCTGAGACGTACAAGTAGCCGTTTAACATCTTAACAACAGCATAAGCTGTTTCATCTTGACCTCTACCAGATGGATCAATCACTAATACCGAACCATCGTACTCTATGTAGTCTCCTAGAATCGCTTCTGGGGCGTAGTACTTGTCACCCGCCAGTCCTACATTAGGTAGGTCACTAACAGGCTTCATAACGCCATACACGAGCTTCTCGGGTGCTTTATCGTTGTCTATCGACATCACCATAAGATCATTAAGCTTCAATGGGTATCTATCCATGTCTGCTAGACTTGTGTCTAACATAAACTGCAATGCAAAACCTGAACGACCATAAGATAGCTCACGTTCCATTAAGTCCTCGTCATCAAATCGCAGAGGATCTACGGGATTGCCGTCTAAGGGACTTTCTGCATTGTGCATAGCATCCCAAAGGGTAGGTGCTAAACGTGCGCCATACGACTTCTCAGCCTTCTCTATGGACGGGTATCTAGCAGTCCAGACTCTCATCTGATAACCACGTTCTGTGAGTGTATTATATAGACTCATCTCACACTGTGGTGTACCAAGATAAAGAATCTTACCCTCTGGTTTTAGTACCGCATCAAATTCTTTAACAGCTTCACCTAATTTCTCGCGCATCATTTGCGTCATAGAATTGTTAGGTACCTCGATGTCATCTGCGATAATGATGTCTGCTCGACTGCCCGTTAACTGACCAGTGATACCTACTGATTTAACAGAAGGGCTACCACTAGCCAGCGCGGGTCTTACATCAAACGCAATCTTACTCCACCTTTGCTCACTTGTTGCTATGAGATGTTGGCATATTGGGAGTTCTAGGATTAAACGTTGTGTGAATGTGGAAAAATCGTCAGCTCTTTGTTTTGATGCTGACACTACCATGAACTTCTTTTGTGGATCGAGAAGTAATTGGTGTACCACGAATGCTGCTGTAATGTATGACTTACCTACACCACGGAATGCTTCAATGATTGCTCTACGAGGACAGTTCTGAATATAGTCTGCCATGTCGTACTGTACTGGAGTTGGATCAGGCAAGTTAAGGTGCTTCCAAACTATATACATAAAGTTACGGAAGTCTTTTAACTGATCTGGCATCTTATCCATTACGGCTCCTATTCTTCTTCTTGCTTTGTATTCGCAAGTTACTTGTAGATTTGTTTTGCGGGTTTCTGTCTTTATGATCTACGTCCTTACCAGCGACAGCCGCAGCACCTCTCTTCTTGATCATTAACGACCTCGATGTGTTACGCGCTGCTCTTCTTTTCTTTTGTTTGTCGCTGCTATGGTAATTAGCGTATTCTTTCTTATAGTTTCTCAATGGGACATCTCCTCAAAGGGTAATGCCTCCAGTAAGTTAGCCATAGGAGACTCTGATGTTACAACCTCGTGAACAGCTCCGTTATCTTTTAGGAACTTAGTCGCTACTGACAATTCTGATGCAGATGCTTCACCTGATTTAACTTTCTGTAACAAGTCTTTAGCTACACTGTCGTGCAGTTCGTCTAATATTTTAGTATCCATAATTTATCCTTTCATAACCTTTGCAATCTTCTCACCACTACGTCCTACGACATAGCCGCCTAAGCCAAGCTGTAGTAACGCCCAAGCTTCATCACGAAGGGGCGTAGCAAATAACCCGAAGGTGTCGCCTACAGCTAGTGCAAGAAAGGTTAACATTGTTATTGGTCTCCACGCGGCAACGATGAAGTGTTCGCTTTGAGCTTCTGCTGCAACAATCTTTTGTTGTCCTTCAATGCGAGAAGTTTCGTAGTCAAACACACGCTGCATGGCAGCAGCTTGGACATCTAGCAGATGCCCTTTTGCTTTTAGTCGTTCATCATCACTAGTGTGTAGTTTGTCCACTAACTCTGCGGCTGGTTTAAAGATACCAGCAATCAAGTCTGTTACACCTAACATATTATACTCCTAGTAATTTGAGGGCTGAGAACAATCCCATAGACTGACTCCAATAAACAACAGCACCACCCACAACTAACCACTTGATTTGTAGCAGGGTGCGGTTGATGCTATCCAGCA